TGTTGGTGCTTCTGTTGTAGTGGTAGTTGTTGGTGCTTCTGTTGTAGTGGTAGTTGTTGGTGCTTCTGTTGTAGTTGTCGTAGTAGGTGCTTCTGTTGTAGTGGTAGTAGAAGTTGTAGTAGTACTTGAAGTAGAAGTTGTAGTAGTACTTGAAGTAGAAGTTGTAGTAGTACTTGAAGTAGAAGTTGTAGTAGTACTTGAAGTAGGTATAGGCCGTGATCCATCACCTCCTATCGTATACCATTGAGTTGTTGAGCTGGAAATAAATTGTAAGATTACTGACGGGTTTAGAGTCAGTGGAAAATTAGAATAGCTTGAATTTATGGCTCCATTAAAATTTGGATACACTAATACCGAATTTGAGGTTGAATTAACTAAAGTAATAGCCGCACCTGATACAGAGGGTAATATTACCCCTTGGCCTGCATTAGCAGTGCCTATTACATTAATAGCACTAGTAATTGGTGTTGCTGTAGATTGATTTGTACCATTTGCTGAAATGCCTGTTTGTGTAGTAGCAGATATTTGACCAGACAATACAATATTATTAGCATTTAAATCGCCGCTTAATGTCAATGATGTTAGAGTACCTAGACTAGTGATATTTGGTTGATCAGAATTAGATACGCTTTGTGCTATTACTGATACTGCTGCTGGAGGAAAATAAAAACCACCTGCTCCGTTTAAAATCAAATTACCAACTATTTGTAAATTAGCTTTTTCTGTAATAGAGGTAGCACCATTACCAAGTTTAACTACAGGTACAAGAGTAGTGTGTGAAATATTTGATGCACCAATATCTTGTAGTGCTGTAATTTTTATTCCTGATATCATTGCCATAATATTATTCCAATTTAAGCAAACACAACGCCATTATTACCTATACAGAACCACTTGCTAGCGACATATTGCAATGTGCATCCATCGCCGATACTATTAAAAGTAAGTGTACCTATGCCACTAGTTTTCCATCCAGCATTAGTAACTGTAATAGTCATATCGCCACCGTCGGCTACCATCATAAACGTTTTAATTTGTCCTGCAGTTCCTGCGGCTAACGTAGCAGTGCTTACGCCAGTTGTTGAAAAATAACTAGTTATTAAACTTAAGTTCGCGCCGGCGCCATTAGCTAAGTTTTCACTACCACTTAATAATAACTTGCTAGTAATATTACCTGTAGTAGCTACCACAGTGGCTGTAGTTAAATTACCTGCTGAAGCATTGCCACTAATACTTAAATTACCAGTAGAAACTAAATTACCACCAGTTATATTGCCCGTAGCAACAATTAAACCACTTGTACCTAAATTACCCACGTTAGCATTTCCAGTAGCTGATAATCTTCCTGCTGTTATTAAGTTACCGCCTGTTACATTGCCAGTAGAAAGAACTAATCCGGTAACACCTAAATTACCTACATTAGCATTACCTGTTACAGATAGTACACCTGTTGTTACTAAATTACCGCCTGTAATGTTACCCGTAGCTGTTACACGGCCAGTAGTAGTTATATTAGCGCCTGTGATATTTCCTGTAGCAATAATTAATCCGCTTGTACCTAAATTACCTACATTGGCATTACCTGTAGCAGATAAAGTTCCACCTGTTATTAAATTTCCACCAGTGATGTTCCCTGTAGCTACAATTAATCCTGCAGTACCTAAATTACCTACATTAGCGTTGCTAATTATATTAGCAGTACCTGCAATATTAGCACCAGTTGTGGTAACTACTACGACATTACTAGTTCCACCCACTGAAATACTAACATTGCCACTAGAAGCAAGTCTTATGTTACTTGTACCATTTAATATTGAAGGACTGGATACTACCCCAGTTGTTATTAAATTACCACCAGTAACATTACCTGTAGCTACAATTAATCCAGGTGTGCTAAGATTACCTACATTGGCATTACCTATTGCGAATATTCCCCCGACTGCTATTAAATTTCCACCTATTACGTTTGCTACAGCAACAATATTGCCAGGCGCATTTACATTACTAGTAACTGAATTAAAAGTGAAGCCTGAAGTTCCTGCGAAGTTACCATCTCCCTTGTTATATTGAATTTGAGTATTTGCACCACCCGGGATACCGGTACCAGGTGTACTGGTACCTAAGTTCCATGTTAAATTGCCTGTACCGTCTGTTTGTAAAAAGTAACCATTGGTTCCGCCTGTAATTTTTACATTGCCTACACCACCTAGATTACTAGTTGCACTTACGTTTAAATTTGTGCTTATTAAATTACCAGCAGTTACATTTCCAACAACATTAGCATAACCACTTAAATTAATATTAGCTACGTTTGCGATATTAGCAGGTAAATCTACCCAAAGAACTTGTGATGATTGAGTGATAGATGTATCTTGGCTGCCATTTGCATTTCTACCAATACTTAGTGTACTGGTATGAACTTGAACACAGGCAATATTTGCTGTAATTAAAACAGCGCCTGATGTGGGGCTAACTGTTAATCCTGGCTGTGCTGTTCTATTGATAGAAGAAACTCCACCTGCATTAAAAAGTTCAGTAAAATTTAATTGGACCTTTTGAAATGCCGTTCTTATAGCATCTGAATTAGTATCATTTGGAAATCCACCGAAATCAATATTACGTTGCGCCATCTTTAGTTCACCTTATCTATTATTTATCAAATAGTATAACCAAAAAAATACCCAGCTTAGCTGGGTATTTTTAACACCACTAGATTACTTTAGACCTGCTAATTTTTTCCAATCGCCGAGTGATTCATTAGTAGTAGAATATCCCATACGGTCAGTTTGACCAGAGATTACAGGAATTGTCGTCTGACCAGTAGATTTTTGTTTGTTTAGTCCACCAGAAATAACTTTAGTCATGAAGTTAATGTCGGCTTCAAAATCATCATCAGCCGCATTAGCATATGATTCTTCTAATTCCTCTTCTTCGTTTTGGCCACCATATGTTTTACCATTTCCACCATGTGATACACCAATAGCCATATCTTCTTCGGCTTCGGTATGCTCATCGGCTGAAGTTTCGGCTTCTTCTGAAGTATCTGCGGCTGATTGTGCTGCTGCATTGGCCTGAATGTTTGCTGCATTTTCTTCAGCGGCATCTTCAGCTACTTCATAAGTCATTTGGTCTTCTGACTGAACTTCATCAACCATTTGTTTTGACCCACATGAATGACCGGCTTCCATCATTCCACCACATTCATTACACTCTTCATGACTTTCTTCATCCTCATAATCATCACTTGACTTAGCAGGACCTTGACCAGTCATTTTACGAATTAAGCTTAGCATGTCATCATGGTCATCAACAACTGCGATTTCAGCTTGATCTTCTTTGCTGTTGTCCATAATCTTGTCAGCAGACATAGATGAATGAGAACTTTCAGCATCGCCACCGAAAATACCTAAACCAGCTTGTTTAACAAATGCTAGTAGCTTATCCGCTTCAGCATCGGTTGCATTTACGTTTACAGAGTTTGGAGCACCTTGCTGACCCTGTGATATAGATACAGAAACACCTTCGTTCAATAGTGCATTTAATTGCTTGTCTAGTGATTCAAAAGCAAGCTCATCTAAAACATCACTGTCACGGAAAGTTTGACCAAATGCTTTGAATGTATCCCCTGGTGTGGTTTTTGCTTTTTGCTTCATATACTCACCGCGGCTTACTTCATCCAAATCATCTTCTTCTAAACCAAATCTTTGTTTGATGTCACGCTTTCTTGTATCCATATCCTGTCTAAACATCTTACCACCTTTGGTAATTCTTGCAGGATTTTTTCCACGTAATAAATCAGGACGTTGCATGCCTTGACGTCCATAGTGCATTTTATGACTACCTGATGCTACTTGATCGGCAATTTTATCACCAAATTCTTGTCTAATCTGAGCGATAACCTCTTCATCATCCATTTCATCAAAATCCCAAGCGCCACCTGGTTCTGTTGCTGCGTGAAATTGATCAATCAATTGATCTAATCTTGCTCTTTTAATTGGATCTAAACCTTCTATCAAGTCAGATCCACCGGTGGTAGCTGCTTGACCTAATCCTGCGCCAATAACTCCGCCAACTGGTCCACCCAACATAGTACCAAGTGCACCGCCACCTAAAGTACCAAGAACACCTTCTTCCATACCATGAGCACCATAACTTGCCATTGTGTCTACAATGTCGCTATCAGTTTCTTCGCCAACATAACCCACGATCGGTTGTTGTCCATAGCACTCATCAAGACCACACTTGTATCCTTCATGATACATACGAGATTCTTCCATGTCATCGTGACGGCAGCTATATGGCATCTTGCTTAGACCATGAGATTTGCCTTCATGATAAGCTGCATTTAAATGCTGATCTCTGCCTTCTTTTACCATTTTTTTCTTGCAATCACTAATCATTTTCTTTAATGCCGTTGCATCGCACTTTGGATGCATTTTTAAGATTTGAGCGACTGTTAAACCATCTTTGCACATCTTTTTAACATGAGCCATAGTTGGTAGTTTCTTCTCATCATACTCAATATCTTTAGTTACTTTACGTCCAGCTTTTTCAGCTTTTTGATCTTCGGCTTCACGCTTTTTACCATGGATATTATCTTTTACCTTTTCATCATATTCAATATTTTTGGTAACTTTCTTACCAGCTTTTTCAGCACGATTGTCACGGGTAACTGTTTTTTCTTCATCTACCGCATCTTTGCGAGATTGTACAATTGACTTAGCTCCGTGTTTTTTACTAGCGGCTAGGCTGTCATAATAACCTTTGTCATAATGTTGCTTTTTGCCTTCAAGTGTTAAGGGAGATATTGTACCGCCATCAGGAGGAGGATCCGCTTCTTTGATAGATCCCCACTTACCTGAACCTTCTTGCTTAGCACGAATAGCAAAAGTTAACTCACTGAAATGACCACGTAAATCATGTGGAACTTTTTTACCTTGTTCTTTCATAGAAGCCATGCGATTCTTAACGCTAGCCAATGCTTTTTTAAGTTCCGCTACTGTTTTACCACTATACTTACCCTTTTCAGCAGGATTAGTTTTGATTGGTGGTTCAATTTTTTCTGCAATCTTTGCACCCGTTGATGAAGTAGACATGCCTGTTGTAGATGTGCCGGAAGTCATGCCTGTGCCTGAAGTTATGCCTGTTGTAGGTGTGCCTGAACCAGGTTGTGCAATTCCAACCACTGTTAACTGCTTGTCTTTTGCAGCCTTATCTAATCCTGCTTTCAATGCAGGGTTATCTTGAACATCAATTATTGTTGGTTGTGCTTTTTGTGAACCAGTTTGCATTCCTGGAACTAAAGTTTGTGTTGGTGATAGATTTTCGTTTAATACTTCATCAAGTCTTTCAAACCAATCTTTTAAACTTTTCTTTTTAGTAGCGCCTTTCTTTTTAGTAGCGTCTTTTTCTTTATCTTGAGGAGATTTATGTACTATACCTTTTTTACCAGGTAATGTTTCAGGCTGTTTACCAATCATTATATCTTGAAGGTCTTTTGCCCCAGAGTATCTATCTTTAGTATCTGCTTCACTACCTGCTTTCGTAGGACGACCGCGACTACGTTTCTCGGCATCAGGATCTACATCAGGATCACCTAACTCATCTGAAGTCTTTCCATATTTACCTATCTTACCAGCAACTGGTGTACCTCTTTTCATATGCGGTTTATCACCAAATTCACCTGTATTACCTACACGGTATGATGGCGAATAACTTGCTTCTTTACCTTCATTAAGTATTTCTTTACTTTGAAGTTGATCAATTGTTGAAAGTAGGTGTTTCATGTCCATGTTAGTACGTCCTTAATATTTAAACCATTGCGCCAGTTTTTGGCTTAGGTGGTCTTGTAATTTTTGACATTGGGCTTTTATCACCCAATTTCTTGTCATCTAAATATGGTTTAAATGGGTCAAATGCTGGAGGAGTTTTTTTACCAGCATATGGAATGTCCACTTCATTACCATCTTCCATTTGCTTTTTAATGCTATCTAAATAAGAATTGCCATATGCTTTGCTTGCTTCTTTGCCATTATCTGCCATTTCTTCATGGGTAAGTAATGGGCTTTCTTCCATTTGATTAGCATATTTGTCATACTCATCAGTAATACTGTCATCAAACTTAGTACTAATAACACGAACCATATTAACATTATAACCCAATAGTTGAGCAATTTGCTGAATCATTGGTTCATTAGCTGGATATCTAAACTTGGCTTTAATGATAGTTACAGGTTCATTACTTAAGTTAGGAAAACCATATGGATCTTTTTGTATAGGAGTCTTAACAGGATCGCCAATCTCAATAGGATCGAATTTGTTTAGATTATAGGAAAACATATCTAAGAAATTCTTATCTATTTCGCCGGCAATCTTGATAGTGTAATTGTAAGTTTTCACTGATTCGGCTATATATCGCTTTAAACTTTTCATCATAATTTCCTGTATCTAATATTTATCATTTGTCCTCTGATTTTGAGGTGAACATTTTAAGCAATTCATTTCTGTCTAATGCTCGGCCTTCACCTAGAGGAGTTGCTTCAACTTCTTCATTTCTTGCGGCTTGCTTTTGATCTAGAGCAGCTTTTTTAAGTTGCAATTCTATCATTTTTAATTTTTTATTTAATTTAGCTGTTTTAGCGGTAATAGCATGACCTAGCATTGTTCCAGCTACATTAAATATTTCACTGCTAAATCTACTATCTACCTGCATTCCAAGATCCATTAAATCTTTATAACTAGATGTAGCTAAATCGGCTAAGCCGTCCATTTCAATATCAGCAACTTCTAAACCTCTAACCTGAGGTAGTGCATTTTCAATTTTTTCTAAATTAGTTAAAGCATCAGTAGTAACTTCTTGGGCGTAATCAGGAATAGGTTTAGCGAGTTCATTAACCTCGTCCAAAGGTAATTCAAATAATTCCTGTAATTTTTTTGTCATAATAATATTTAGTTATAGTTGTTGCCCAAAATGTTATTTTCGGAACAAATCATCCTCAGTGACTACTCTAAAAGTATACCCTTGACGCTTGCAATACGCAGAACAAGCTGCCCATTTAGCGTGATTTATAGCCACTACTATGCGATCTTTAACATTAGTCACTTTACTTTCAATAATACTTTGTTTTTTTGGTTTTATCTCTACTACTTCTGCTACTTGTTTACCGTATTTGTTTTTATAAACTACAAAAAAATCAGGCACATATATAGTAGGTTTACCTGTTAAAGGATGCTTATAAGGTATGCGTAATGCTTCACTAGCCCAATAAATTATGTTGTCATTGGAATCACAAAAGGTCATAAATGTAAGCTCCCACCCTGAGCGGTATCTTGGGGAATGATTGCCTACATATTTTTTTGGATTTTTAGGGGTAAATATCCCCTGTGCCCATTTACCCATTTCATTGTACTATGTTTCTAGCAACAGGTTGAACAGGACGAGGAACAACTCCTATACCATATAAAGAAGTTTTAGATTTAAAACTATTAAGATAGTAACAAATGACTTTATTCATTTGTAATTTATTTTCAGCACCTTGAACAGTAGTTAATAAATCTAATACATTTATATCTGCTTCTTGTGCAATTCTAAAAAGAACCGCTGAAAAATTAGCAGCTATATTTTTAGTAGCACATACCCCTGAAAAATAACCATATACAATATCATACTGATCGGCACCGACAACTAAATCGGTAGAATAAAAAGTATCAAAAATTCTTACAGTTTGATCTAATGGGGTTCTATTGTCTAATATTCTAGGCATTTTATTTATGGAACTTGTTTATCTGGGAACTTGTTTACCTGCATAACCAGGTCCACCCAGTTGAACGGGTTGTTGTGTCGCTCCGGTAGTAGGTGTTCCGGCAAGATTTAAGGGACCGGGTGATGCTGCATTAACAGGAATATCATACTGAGAGTTTCTAGTAATGTTTGCCTGATTATTTAATGAGTTTTGAAGACCACCTAGTAATTCTTGTTTTGCAGTCTTTTTCAAATCAAGATTTTTAAATGTATTATATGATGTACCTGCTTTTTGCACCGCACCTAATAAATTTCCATTTTGAAGATCAGTTAAGAATCCACCTGCTGCATCTACTAAACCACCTTGACCTAATACAGTAGCATTGGCTCCAGGTTTACTAATTGGGCTTAGAGTTCTATCATATGTTGTACCAACACCAAATCCAGGGATAAGTTTATCAGGTTCAGCTCCACTCATTTTAATTTCATTATAAACCACAGTTTCATATTCTAAGGTCATTGACATTTCCATAGTACCGGTACCTTGAGCATAATCATATGTATCATGGCTAAATGCAGTAATTATAGGATTAATAAGTGTATAAGCAGCACCTTCATGACGGCTTAAACCATATATAGTAATATTTTTAAAAAAAGGAGATTTAGATGCATCAGGATTTGAAGGAACACTAGTTTCCCCAATATAGCCCCAATCTGCATTTCCAGTTATAGAGTTTGAATAAGTTGTTTTATCGTAATAATTAGCACTGGTGGGAGCCGATCGAGTGCCACCTCCACCTACTTGAACGGCCGTACTTCCGCCCCTTGCTCCTCTATAAAGCGCACCTGCATTTATACCATCTTTGTAATAATATGTATAATATGCTTTCCATAAATTTCTAATCAAATTCCCGTTGTCATCATGAAATGTAATAGTAACAGGATCATAATTAATTTTAGTTTGTACAATTCTTTTGCGATTGTACTGATTCATATTAGAAGTTGAAAAGGTGTAACTTGGTAGTTTTACTGTTTTAACTGCTAAACCAAAATTTGCCCCTGTGGAAAGAGTCTGATTATACGCACTAGTGTCTATATCAAAAAAGGTATGAAATAGATATTTAAATTTAGGACTATATTGGTAAAAATTAGGCCTAAATGTTTTTGATGCGTGAGTGTAATCTCTAAGGTATTCGCTGCCGAAAAATGCTCCGGCAGCGTCTTTGAGTAGATTTTGAAAAAATCCTGCCATATAGAGCTATTAAGTAGATTGACCTATACCTGTTGTAGATGCTCCAGACAATATTCTTCCAATTGGTGCACCAACACCAGCTGCAAGAGGAGACTGAATTGCATTGTCATATCTAATGGTGAGACCAATAGTTACAACATCACTTGTACCGTAGTTCAAGTTATTATAGTTTGCTGTTTGTAAGAAACAACCATATAGTTCCCAGGTTTCAAGAACCACTGGAGCAACTGTACCATTACCACCATCTAATATTTCAATATTAGTTTGAAACTTGTAATCTTGCCCTGTTGCAGCACTTGCTTGTTCAACGAAATCCAGTTGCTTCTGTAACTGTTGACCAACTGCTTTAGAAACAGTGCCACTAGCATCATCTCTAACGTTAACAGTCATGGGTGACCATGAATATTTACCTGCTAGATAAAGAGTAGAGTTATATACAGGAAGAACGATATCAGGAAATGTAACGTTAGGTCTTGAACAATCAATAACCTGTTTTGTTAATTGTAAACCATTATTTGTATCAACTCCAAAATTCAAAAATGTTACTCTGAATCTAAATTGTAACTTTGGCATTAACAGACCTTGATTGCCGCCAGCGTTATCACTAGCGACGGTCATATTAAAAAGCGATTGTGAGGCTGTTGCCATTTTTATTTCTCCTGTATATTTATTTATCTAAAAATTTTACTCTACTTTCTTACCCGTTTAAACCTAACGCAGCAATTTCACCTGTGTTTAGAACACGAACTGGAATGTAGATGAATTCAGCAGCCTTAACTGGTTCGATTGCAATATCAACCCATAACTCATTTCTGTCAATTCTTGCAGGTGTGTTATTAGATTCATCACAAATTACCAAGTAATCGTACAAGCCACGTTTAGCAACTAAATCAACCATTAGAGTTTGAATCACCGCTGCTACCTGTTGTCTAGTAAATGCATCATTTGGTTCAAATACAAACGGACGAGTTGCTATAGTCAACTGACGACGGATGTAAGCAATTAGTCTTGCAACATTAGTCCTATCCAATGCACTTTGTGAATCAAAGCTTGTCTTGTTACCATAATTCAACAATCCATTACCAGTAAAGAAGGTCAGAGGATTAATGAAGTTCAAGTACAATACATCTCTAATACCAAGTCTATTTTTGATAATTTGGAATTCACCTGTTTGTGCATCCAAATAACCAATATTAGTTGCATTATCAATAATACCGCGTCTTGTACCTGCAGCAGCTAACCAAGGATAAGCAATAGTATCATTTCTTAAGAAAGTTCTTAACATCATGTGTGATGGGGGAACTGCAACTAAATTACCTGATAAGTCACTAGCTATCCCACTTGGATAGAACAATCCTAAATAAGTATTGCGTGTCACTAAACCATCTTCACCTGTAGCTGCTGCACCGGCAGCGTTAGTTGCCCATGCTTGAATTTCAGTAGCCTGATCAGGTAATCTCATTGGAGTATCACCGATAATATAACTGGTTTCACCACGATCGGCATTTAATACAACCATGTTAGGCTGTAACTCAGGATAATAAGGACATGCTTGTAAGTTAAAGAAGTTATCCTCATCTCTAATAGCGAAGTTAGAATCAATAGATGCTCTTAGTGCCTGAACAACCATGGCACGTTGAGCTTTTCTACCCATATAAGGTGAACCATCAGCCTGTAGACCACTTGCGGTAACCCAGGCACTAGTTTCATCAGGTAAAGCGGCTCCTGGGAAGCTAGTAGTGTTAAAATAATTAACTTGATACTGCTTAACGTTATACCCTGAACGTCTTGTATTAAACAACAACATTCCAACTGGAGATAGTGTATAACTAGGTGCATCTAAATCAAGATAATTGCTTGTTAATAAACTTGGAATTGATGGTATCGGATCATCCGTTGGGCTTGTGTTGCCATTAGTTGCCCAACGTGCATCAGCAAATAGAATTCCTGTTGGTCCTGTTTGATTTGTATTATCAATAGTTACCCACTGATCGACACCATCAACTAATTGCCAACGCGAAATTACTGGATAAAGTTCTAAGTTTGTCGTATCAATCCAAAGATCACCGTATACCAATGGAGTACCATCACTTTGAGTTGTAGGTGCAGTAACTGCGATAAGAGGTCCGTTTGGATCAGTTGCATTTACAATTGTAGGAGAAGGAAATCCACTAGAACTATAACCCTGATTTTTATAACCTTTCCAACCTCCACCGTAGTTAATCATAATATCAACTTCATTTACTACACTGTAGAACCAATTAGTACCATCAAGAGGAGCAATAGTAGGTTGTCCCTCATTAGGAATATATTGAAAGTATCTCCAGTTACTTAACTGTGTTGTGTAAATTTGAGCAGCAGAACCTGATTTATATGTCACAGCCTCAACCACGCCAGAGATACCAACTTGAGTAACTGTCACTACTAAATTATTTGCAGGTGCAGTTCCACCTAATTGTAGTCCGGAGAATGTAACCGTATCTCCAACTGCATATCCTGTACCTGCTGCATTGATTGCAACAGGATCTACATCATATGCGCCATAACTTCTTAATACTTGAATCCCTAAACCTGTGCCACTAACACTTGTAGTAGAACTTTGTGTAATATTAAACGTTTGAAAGTCTGCTGGACCATATTTACATCCGTCAGTGACACCATTAACAAAGCCTGCTGCCGTACACAAACCATAAGATGTACCTTGACCGGCGGTAACTGTACCTACTTGAAACATAACATCATATCCAGGACCAATGCCCATTGCTGAACTCGAAATAAACACTGAATCACCAGGAACATATCCTGCGCCAGGAGTGGTAATTGTTATCGTTGTGTTAAGGGGAGTGTATGTATTAGATGATCCCAATTTAGTTACTGTAGCTATAGCGCCTGAACCACTGCCTGACATCGTAGTGACAGGTACACCTGTATAAGTTCCAGGAGTTGTAATACTAGTTCCACTAATCAGGGAAGAGGCTGTTACCAGTCCACCATTCACACCTGATGTGCGAGTATCATTGATAATGATTTCTCCACCTTCGTTATGAACCAATGCAATTGCGCCAGATGGTGTTACTAGAGCAGAAGTATTTGCAATACCAGCAGCAGTCCAAGATGTCACAAAATCAGTTGCAGTTGTATTGTTTGCTAAACTTACTACATAGTCACTTGATAATGATGTACTACCTGGAATAGTCACATTTACTGTATAAGTATAAGGACCATTGGTAAATGTAGGGTTGGCCACGGTGCCAACTACTACTGTAGGACCGGTGGCGACTCTTTCCCATAAGTATGTTGGTCCATAATAGTATTCATTGTCAAATGCATACTGTGCATATACAGTACCAACTGGAATTGCTTTACCACCAGAAGCATCAATGCCCGCAGTAGCCTCCCAATCTGATGTTGCTATCCCTACTGTTTTTGTCACCCAGTTAGCAATTGTGCTACTAAACTGCGCTACTACTGGACTATACCCACCACCAGTACCACCACCACCAACTTTAATGAATACCGATCCAGTAGGAGCAGGATATGTTTGACCTGCATACCATAAAGGTTGTTGTGCCGCTGTACCATATTCAAACTGAGGTTGATTATAGGTGCCAGCTGTAATACCAAGATCAGCTAATACGGTATCTGCAGGGTCTGGATCAGCAACAATTTCAATATTGTAAGGTAGCATATTATTACCACCTGTTTGCTTAGAGAAAATACATAGTTTGCCACTTCTGACAGAAGCACTAAGATAAGTGAGTTGGGCGTTGTTGATTACGTAGGCGACACCTTGCACTGTATTATTAGGAGCAACAGGAACTGTTACTCTAACAGAAAAATCTCCATTAACAATAATATCAAAAAAATTGCCGGCAGTTAGTGTTGGATTAGAGGCAGTGCTTTGAATTGTTGGCCAATTTGCTAACCAAGCCGCTTCACCTACAGATACCCAAACGTTTGCTAAAGTTTTATAAAAATATTGGGATGCGGTTAATGCTGAAGGAAATGTTGTTATTTGCATAGCATTAACCGCATAGTCACCTATATTACCAATACTAGGAAGTGGTGCCCCACCGCTCATATTAGCTGGATCAACAATTACGATAGGAACTTTAGTTACAAATTGACCAGTAGTATAGTTAAACTCAGAGATACCCCAAGTTGTGTTGGTCGTATCTAACCACCATGTGCCATTTGGAGGTGCACCAGTTGGTCTACCTGTTTGACCAACTAAACTAGCCAAGTCTATGTCAGCACGTAAAATGTAGCAACGATTAGTTCCGCCTAATAATGAATATGCAGCTAATAAACCATATTCATTTAATTCATAACCTTGAATAGGTGTGCCATTTGTAGTTGTATAGAAGAAAGGCGTACCATATAAAGATACCAAGTCTCGTTGACTAGTAACTAGATATAATTTGTTTGCATTTGCGGCTGTTGTTGCAGGCGCTACTGCTGTTCCAGTACCATCTGCTTTGTTTTGTGCAGTTGCTAATAGAATAAACGGGACTGAATTTACTGCGGCAGGTAAATATTGACTTTGGTCAATGATTGTTACTTCTACGCCTGGACTAACTAATGCCATTTTCTTTTTCCTTATTGTAAAATTTTGAGGCTTACCACCTGATTGTATACTATTATTTATAAAATAAATGAAAAAAGGCGGTATTACCCAACCTTCGAAGGTTATGATAAATATTTACATGGAAATATCACGCCCCATATGCAAAGAATGCAACAAAAACGTTTGCGCGATAAATTATAAACGCAATGAGATAACCCATTATCGCAGTATATGTGACGAATGTGGCAGTAAAAAAAAGAAATTAAAACCTAGGAAACCAAAATGGATGACTAGTGGTTATAAAAAGAAAAAGCAATGTGATTTGTGTGGATTCCATAGTATACTACCCACACAAATCATAGTCTACCACATAGACGGTAGTTTAGAAAATACAATGTATACCAATTTACGAAGTATTTGTCTTAACTGCGTAGAAGTTGTAAAGAAAAAAGAAGTTACTTGGAAACGCGGAGACTTACAGGTTGATTATTGATTCAATCTTTTTATGCAATTCGTCAATCGTGCCATTATTTTCAACAATGTGGTCGTACTCTAATCCAACGCTGCTATATTCACTGGCATGGATTCCTAATTGTTCAAGGTGATATCTCCCAGTAGCCCATCCTAAATTACTGTTTTCACCTTTATTATAATTTATTGCATGTGAATACCATTCAGGGTTCTCACCTCTTTCAACTCTGATGGTAACTCCTCCTGCATTTTTAATAGCACCAACTTCATTGTAGAATCTACAATCAGTGATGACTATATTATCTGTAGAGGTTCTTAATTTATTTTCTACAGAAGCTACCCAAATATCCGTGTGAAATGCGTTACGGCAAACATCTGTTCCCCAATACTGTAGGATCCACCTAGGGGTAAGATGTGGAATACCCAATCGTTCTGCCCACCAATGATCAACCTGTTCACGCCATTCCCTACTAGATTTGGTAGTACCCTCTAGCATTTCACGATCCCAATTAAATACCGCTGCTACAGCATCTTTTAGAGAAGCGGCAAAACTTAATCTTTTAAAACCATGAAATGTAGTTAGATAATCTGCAATAGTGTCTTTTCCAGAATTTATCAACCCAGTAATTCCAATGATCATGTGGTAAGCTCCTGTAAATATATATTATATTACAGGAGCTTTACAAAATAAAGTATTTAGGTTCAATAATCTTCTTCTGATTCACCACTCTCACCATAATGTTCAGATTTAACTGAACCTATATAAGCAGGTATAGTATCATAGCCTAATTTAGCATACGCATTTGCGCGGTGTGTGCCATCAATAATAGAATTCTGAATTGGGTCAAACACTATGGGAGGCATTGTGTGTTTTGACTTCATTATTTGAGCAATATGGTCTGCTACTAAATCTTCATCTATGTCCCATTCATTCAAATTTAATTTAGATAAAGGCAAGTCAACTAATTTATATTGATCAAACCAAAAGATTCTGTCAGATAAATCCCCTTCACCAAAGTCATTATAATTTCGGTGAATTTTTTTTGCTAATGTATATATGTGGTTAGAGTCAACTATGGGTTGATTACTTTCTCTAAGTAATTCCCCGATTTTCATTTTAACCTTGAATCCAAGTCAATGGTTGGCTGTAATCTACATAGCGTTTTAATTCATCAATTAACTGTTCTTGTGCTGCTTTACCTTCAGCCTTCATTGCTGCACCGTTTAATTGAGTGCCACCGCCCGGGCCCACAATCGTACCAAATTTTTCTCTGGCTTCACCGATAATACCTTTTAAAACTGCTAAAACAAAGTCGGCAATCCAAACACCAGCACCTGGGTCTTGTAATAGTACTTCTTCTGTTCTTTGAACATCAGCCCAAATAAGAATACGTTCGCCTGTACCTTTAAAATCTCTAACCACACGCAATACTTTTGTCACTGGATCAAAAGTATATGTAACATATCCACCAAACATTCTTGCTGCTAATTCAACATAGCCGGCATAAAAATCATATGTTGCCATACCCCCTGTATAGTTGTAATTCAACAAATAGGTATTAAGAATAGCACTTGAAAAAGGATCAAATGATGTTGAACTAGGTCCAGTTTCTAAACCAACTGTTCTTCTGAATAAACAACGAACATTTATAAATTCTTGTGGTAATGTATAAGTATCAATATTCTTAATAACCGTCATTAAAGTATAAGATTCAGCGGTAGCATTTTGTGCCCGTTGCCTATAAATTTTAATGGCATAATTATATGCAGCCTCATAATGCTGAGGATCAAGTTCTAAATCAATGATACCTTGACCCAATCTAAGACTGACATTGTTAAATAATGCTTGTTTTAATTGATCTAGTGTTAATCCAGATGGGGTACTTAAAATACTTGCGACTGGTCCTATACTCATAATGATTACCTGATAATAACTATATTTATCAGGTAATCATCAATGTTACAAATCTCCTTCTTTACGATTCTCACTGTAAAAAGGATCAAAGTCTCCACTAGGATATCTTGCTTTTAATTTAGTTACGTTCTCAGAAATAACATCATTGGGATCTAAGTTAAGTGCCCTACAGGCATTAGTCCAATACCACATGATATCTCCTAATTCCCTCTTCATATGGAACTTGGTTTCTTCAGTAAGTGGTTTACCTTGAAAAAACAGTTTCTTAACAATTTCTTGGAACTCTCCTGTTTCACTACCTAATCCGATCGCGGAAGTAAGTAGTAGGGGAACGTTAATCATTGGTCCCTTTTCTTCAAGTTTATCGTCCCACATGCCATCGAGGTAATCTAGACGGTTAATGAATGATGTTAAATCGCTACTGTCTCGGCTAGTTACAGCCTCTACAAATTCACTATATTTGTTTAAATCAATTTGTTTTGTCATATTAAAATGCCTTTAAAATAATAAGATTTTCATTAAATCTACCGTTTGGTACAGTAGACACTGCTTTGATATCTTTAAAGTATTTACGAGCAGCCGGCTTGCTACCCATAATTTCTTTTAATTGCTCAGTGGGTTTACGCAAAGTTTTCATCTCACTATTCCTAGTATCAAAACCCAAAAGAGTATTACCTTTAACCGTAAACGTTTTGCTGTATTCATCAGCCACATAATGATGAAGCTTGCGCTTAGCGGTATCATATGCCCAACATTCACTAGCACCGTGGAGTTTAGTAGGATGAACGCTTGTCAAGTCTAATTTAAGGGCTTCATCCTTAAAACTTCGCAGGTATTTCAGTTTTGAAACTTGTTTCTCTACCGAGACAGGTTTGCGAGCCCTAGGTGCTCGGGTAGTCTTTTTAACTGAAATATAACTATTCAATTCGCTGAGCACCTGCTCAATGAATTTGATAATGTTTTTGATTTGAGTTTTAGTCAAGAAAGCATAACCTTGAGCTAAATCTCCATCTTTACCTTCTAGAACCAGTGAAAACTCCGCTAGTTTCTTTTTCCAAACATCACTAATGATATAGACATGTTGAGATAGAATGTTTTTCTTTTTTACTTCATCAATGATTTTAAAACTATGGCTAGCTTTTGCTCCATCTTTAATGTATTCATCAAAAATACCTTCAAGCTCCCCTGCTACTTCGGAAGCTTTCTCCCGCATAATTTCTTGTACGTTAGGACGATTAGTTTCCTTAACTTCTTTTTCATCCGTTTTTGCAACTGAAGTCATACTTACTTTAGCAAGTTGAGGATTGGTGAATGTTTCCGTCAATCGGAAAAGTTCATTATTTACCTTTGTCTGCTCTTCATCAGTCAATACTAGTCCACGCATATTCATACGAGCCAACCAGCAAAGAGACATTGCAATTTCACTATCTTCTACTTTACGCAGAAGTTTACCTTGTTCAGGATTACCTTTAAATTCGGTATATTGAATCAACAATTCCTTGGCATCCTTTCGTCCAAAGAATCGGCTATACCAACGAAGACCGTTCGTCAGTGCTGAGTTCCGACCTTCAACTGTAGGTTGCTCTTTGAACTCGGGTTCAGTTCCGTAATATTTAGAATCCTCATCCTTAGGATTAAGGGTCTTTACGACAAACTGTGATACTGCTTTTCGGCTCATACTAACTCCGTTTCTTGATGATTTCTTATTTTACACTAGCTTGGCGTTTCTGTCAAGCCTCTGATATTTAGTTGTATAGAAACAACAGATAAATACTGTATGCCCCGCTTATCACTTTACCATACAGTAAAATCTAACGATTACCGTTTTTTTGATAGGAATATATCAGAACAATTTACTGTGGGCGGAACTGATTTATACATACATAAGTATTTAGGTCCCACTGATCAAGGTCCATCAATTGATTATACACAACCTCAATATGATGCATTAAACCCTAATAATATTCAAGATTTATTATTCTTAGAAAACAGAGATAGAACTTACGATACTAATATATATAGGTTGCGTGGACATTATGGTGTACAAAATCTAGACTTTGATTTAAGTCAATTTGGTTTATTTTTAAACAATGACATTATCTTTATTACGGTGCATTATAATGACATGATCGAAATTGTAGGTCGTAAGTTAATGGTGGGTGATGTATTAGAACTACCACATTTATTAGACTACAATCCACTTAGAGAAACGATTCCAACTGCGCTTAAAAGATTTTATCAAATTACTGATAGTAACTATGCTAGTGAAGGTTTTTCTCCAACTTGGTATCCGCATTTATGGAGAATTAAATGCGAACCATTAGTAGATAGCGAAGAATTCTCACAGATTTTAACGGAACCTGTTAATCAAGACAATTATTTAGGATTATGGGATAAAGGTAGAACTTATCCACCTGGATATGTCATCACATACGGGGATAAAAATTATATCTCTAAACAAGAAGTGCCAATTGGAGTAGAACCTCCTGATCCAAATTATTGGGAATTAGATTTGTCAAGAAACCTAAAAGATATATTAGCAACTTACAATAGAAACATTGAGATTAATAATGCCAATCTTAATGAGGCAGCTAGAATTGTACCATTATCAGGATATGATACAAGTAACCTTTATATAGTTCCTACGTATGGTACGTATGAAACTAATACACAATTATCAGGTAAGTATAATCAACCTGCTCCTCCTATAGGAGTATTAGTACCCACACCGAGTGGTCCTACTGTAGCAACAGGCACACTTACACTTCTGAAAAGTGCTCAGTATAAAAATCCTAGCCCAGTAATTAGAATTAAAAAAGATGTAGTTCAAAGCATTTGGGACATGACCGTTGATATGGCGCCTGAAGCAGCACCAATTGATAAATTCATGCAGGTTAATTTACAATTATTAGAAATAGCACCTGAAGTAATAGGTTCAGGTTCAGGTGCAGTTGAAGGAGAAATGGTATTATCTGCTACATCAACCGGTATCATAACAGGGCCATATGGAACTGCGGATAATACTTATGCAACGGCTGACCAAGATCCTGTATTACCAGGATTTACAGGCACAGTATCGCAACAAATGGACTTCCGTGCTGATTGTGATCCTAGATTCCAATTCATTGCTAGATCAACTCCAAGATCATTTGGATATAGTGTTGGTTATATGACTGGAGATGGTTCTACACCAAATGGTATACCAACTGGTTTAACTAATACTCCACCATTATATCCATTACCACAAAACACTGTTGGTGCAGTCGAAGCCGCTAATATGTTAGCTGCTACTATGTTAGCTGCTACTGGCCCGTTAGGAGCAGTTGGTGCAGTAGGTGCATCACCAACTGGATCAGGAATCGCATTCCCACAAAATCCACAAGTTGGAGATTATTTCTTAAGAATAGATTATTTACCACAAGTATTATATCGTTGGGATGGTAAACTGTGGGTAAGAATTTCTAGCAAGGTAAGAACTGAAACTGGATATGTAGAAGCCGACGAATCCCTACGCTCAAGATTTATTAATGATAGTAATGTATTCTTGTCTACTACAGGTACTGTTATTAAACAGAAACAAGCACTATCTACTATATTAGACATTCCCCCCAATCCTCTACCACCAGTACCTTAAATTATGGCACAATTTTTCTACGATCAACAGTTACGAAGATTTTTAATTCAATTTGCTAAAATATTCAGCAATTGGTATGTTACCAAAGGTAAGGATCCTGCAGGTAATCTAATATTAGTTAGAGTTCCTATTATGTATGGTGATAGCAGCAGACAAGCTGCTACGATTATTGCTGATAACAGTGCAAGTAATCTACCATCTGCACCATTAATAACATATTATATAAGTGGATTAGAATATAATCAAAAATGGACCCAAGAGCCTACATTTGTTGATAAAATAAATGTAAGACAAAGAGCATATAATTCAGAAACACAAAGCTATGAATCTACTCAAGGACAAGCATTTACTGTTGAAAGATTAATGCCAGTTCCATATACATTGCGAATTACTGTAGATTTTTGGACTACTAATTACAATCAAAAGTTAGAACTTCTAGAGCAACTAGGTACACTTTTTAATCCAGCATTAGAAATTCAAAGCACAGATAACTATGTTGATTGGACATCCCTAAGTGCAGTATTTCAAGATGGGTTAACTTTTTCTAGTAGAAGTATTCCACAAGGAACTAATAATCCAATAGACGTAATGAGTTGGAAATTTTATATGCCGGTATGGCTAACTGCTCCTGCTAAGTTGAAGAAAATGGGTGTTATTCATAAGATCATCGCTTCAATTTATACAGGTGCGTCATTAGAAGATATGCAGAATGATGAGTTCTTATTAGGGACTAGACAAAAAATTACACCATATGGTTATAAAGTACTATTAATAAACAATACACTACAAATCTTACCTGCTAACCAACCGTTTAATCCACCCAACAGTGATTTAGATAATCCAACCAACCCAAATAGTTCTTTATATTGGTCAAGCTTATTAAATGTCTATGGAACAATAAAACCAGGAATATCTCAAATATGGTTACAAAATCCATATATGACAACCGACATTGTGGGTACTATTGTACCTGATCCAATTGACGATAGGTTATTAATTTATACCATTGACCCAGACACACTACCGCAAAATACACTAGATCCGGTGTATAGTGTAGTAAATCCTCTTACTTCAGGACCAAATGCAGGCTTACCGGGACCTATCAACGGGGTAAGATATTTAATAGTTGAAAATATTGGTACACCTGGTAGCAGCACAGTGGCTTGGGGAAATTTAGTAGCGGCAGCTAATGACATTATTGAATATAGTTCTTCGTTAGGTCAATGGTTCGTATCTTTTGACAGCAATGCTTCAACCACAGTGGAATACGTTACCAATCTTACAACAAATATTCAATATAGATATATTAACGGAGCTTGGATGAAATCAGTAGATGGATGGTACGATCAGGGTGATTACAGTATCGTAATATGAACCAATCGGCAGGTGTATTTTTCTATTGTTCAGGCACTGACAGATTCTTTTATCTTCTTAGAACAGATACTAAAAATTTAGGTAACTGGGGAATACCCGGTGGTAAAATTGAAGAAAGTGAAACTCTATTAGAGGGTCTAGAGCGTGAATGTTTAGAAGAGATTAACTATTTTCCTGAAAATCCCAAACTGATTCCAATACAAAAATTTGTAAATAAAGCTTTCACTTATCATACATTTTTTTGTGCGGTCACAGAAGAATTTATTCCTATACTAAACGAAGAACATTGTGGATATGCTTGGGTTGGTGATAATCAATATCCTAAACCATTGCATCCCGGATTATTTAGTACAGTTAATTTTGATATTGTGCAGGAAAAACTATACTCACTTACAAAAAGAGAGACCTAAGTCTCCCTTTTTTATTTCAGCAATTTTGCTACTGAGTCAAATCCCATAGATCCGATAACAACTCCGGCTCCCATGAGCATCCATCTCCATTTTTCTAAAGCAGAAACTTTGTCATTTAATGCTTTGTGAGAGTTCTCATTAGACTCTTGCAATTCTTTAATTAAACGCTGAGTTTCCTCAGCGTTTAAATGAATGCAATCATGCACTTCCTTCAAGCTGTCTTTAATATCGTTGATTTTTGCTTCAATATTAGTAACTTGAACTTGAAGCACAGCGATTTCAGTCTCAACTTGTTGAGTCTTGGTCATTTTTACAACAGACATTATGCATTAGCTATGGTTACTATTGGACCAATTGCGCCGGCGATAGAGACCGTGCCTGTACCAGAACCAACCCCAGTTGCAACAAAGATTGCTCCCACCGAAGCATTATTTGCGCCGACTGCTGCCCAGTTAGTATTGCCGAGTGATGCGATAACATAAGCAACTCCGACAACAAACGATCCAGCAGTTATAGTAGTTACCGAACTATTGAATGATGCAATTACTGGATATGTGTTGATATATCCCAAGTTACCAGTTGGCTGTCCCGGGGATACAATGTTAGCTGTTGCGATTGGACTAGAATTAGCGGTGAACAATCCTGCATTGTGGTCAGAAAGATACTGAACATTTTGGGTAATTGGTTCTAACTCGCTGCCATATGTGGCAAGAATAGTCATGGTGTTTGGTGTCAAATTTGCATTTGCGACGTTTGCAGTTAAACACTGTGCTGTTAAACCAGTTGTTCCGCCTGTTACTAGATATTTTTGCTTGCCTTTTTGGCGTACAATATATCCGGCTTCATCGTTCGCATAAATGAATGGTGCATTTGCAGCAGTAGTTGTAGTTGCACCAGATAATATTACACGATCTTGTACAGCATATGAAGTAGCATTTTGGTTAGTCAATGGAACGTTAGCTCCACCTACGTAAGAAGAAACACTGAATGCAGCCGCGTTAGCAATAGTATTAACAAAGTAAGTTGTATTTGCTGTTAGACCACCAATGTTTGCTGACAATACAACTGGCTGATTTGCAAACAATGTTTGTGCATTGCCAACTGAAGTTAAGAAATTACCTGTAGCAGTAGCATTAGAAATTTCAATATTTGCATATCCTGAAAGGGTAGCAGCAAATCCTAAATTAGCATAATCAGTAGAACCATTGATGTTTGCAACTCCTACTTGAATTGCAGAACCCACAGATAAAGTATTAGCAAGATCAGTACCAACACCAAACACATTTGCATTACCACTGGTAGAATAAAGAGTACCGGTGCCGTTAATGCCGATAGCAACTTGTGCTAATACCTGTGGTCCAATAATAGCTGTATTACCACCAACTACAGAATATGTATTACTGTTTGTTGTAGGGAAACCGGTGCCACCCAATGGATTATTGAAATAAGCATCAACCACATTGAATGATGCTTTAACAGTACCACCTGTTGAATTAGTTAATGTAGCCATTACACGTGGTTGAACACTTAGTTGAGTTGTTGAAACGCTGAATGTAGTGTTTGTCAGAATAGTATCAACATAATATATTGTGTTGGCTACTAAACCACTAATGCTTGCTGCAGGTACAAATGACATACCAGATGTTACACCGACTGTGGGGGAAGTTATTAGATTTCCACCTGATATTGTAACGACACTACCTGTTGTTGCTGTATCAGTAATTGTTAAGACTGTTTGAGCCTTTGCGATTTTTAAAGGACGTCCCATTTGTTTTCTCCTTGTAATTAGTGGGTTCTAGCCACTACGCGGTGGGGACCGCATAAACTCTCACTATGAGAGTGTATAATATATTTATGCTAGCAACCAAAAATCAACGGCTATGGCTTAAGTAGAAGTCAAAAAGGAAAAGAGACCGAAGTCTCTTTTCTGATTGAGAGTTTTAAATCAATTAAGGTCCTGCAGTCGTGGTTGTTGTAGTTGTAGGTGCTGCTGTGGTTGTTGTAGTTGTAGGTCCTGCAGTCGTGGTTGTTGTAGTTGTAGGTGCTGCTGTGGTTGTTGTAGTTGTAGGTGCTGCTGTGGTTGTTGTAGTTGTGGGTGCTGCTGTGGTTGTTGTGGTAGTAGTGGAAGATGTAACAGTAAGAGTTGCCGGAATTATTATACCTGATGTACCAGTATCAGCATGTGGCATACCCAATTCAGTAATAGAAAATGGAGCTGCTGTTGCACCAGACACATTTAAATAAGAAACAATATTACCTTGTCCTACTATAATAGTACGCTCAGTAGAGTTTGCTGATATGATTTCACTATTAGCTGTGGCTATAGTATAAGGTACCCCATATGGATTATATCTAGCGGTAGCACCTGAAATTCCTACGGCTGCATTTGCAGAAAGAGTTAAACTAGTGTCGTTGTGGATAGCTGCAACGATCCCTACTGTATTTCCTGCGGTGTTTCCAATCCAAGCCCCGATATTTAATTCAGAAACAAATGTGGTTCCTGAACCAGTTATAACTGCACTACCTGTGCTACATGTTACAGTGCCAGTTAAGGCTACATTTGGAAAACTATTGGTGAAATGTATAGGAGAGCTAGTAGTAGCTATTCTAACTTTGTCAGTTGCAATATTTGCCGATGCGTTTGCAGATCCGCTTGCTGTATATACATATGATGCCATTTTTTAATTCCTATATCTTATTTAGTGTTAAAGTCTACCAACTGCAACTTCAATCAAACCTTCAGTTCCGTTAAAGTTTTCTAATGCTTTGCCTATCACTGTTCCTATGATAGGTGTGGGACTAGGTTTTGCATAACCTTCACCACCACTAACAAGCATATCGCCTTTCTTAATATTTCCGCGTACTTTAGTAGGAACTCTTCCTTGAAGAGCTAATGCTACAATATGTTCACCCTCGCATAAAGAATTCATAACATAAGCAGGCTCTGTACTGACTACCCCGGCTACTCGTTGTGTGCCGTTTTCAGCTATAGTTACTTCAAATTCTCCACCAAATTCTAGGACTGTACCGGGATCATAATCAAAGTCAGCTACGTAATACTCAGCCAAGTCAGCATAAGTAGCCTCTAATCTAGAACCTGCTGTTAATGTCCAATTACCTGTTATTGTACCAGCTGTACTGCTGCTGCCAGTTGTTATCTTAGTAGTAATAAGATTACCTGTTACTGTAAGATTACCGCCTATGTTGGCATTATTAGTTACACCTAAATTACCGCCTATGTTGGCATTAGCTACTACGCCCAAATTACCGCCTATGTTGGCATTAGCTGCTACCCCTAAATTACCAGTGATATTACCATTGCCACTCACAAGAATATTACCAGCAATATTAGCATTACCACCGACATACATTGAATTAGTTACATTAACAAACCCTGTAGCAGTTAACGTTATGTTATCATTATTTTCATTACCAACAGAAATTAACAGTTCGGTTTGTTCACCTGTTACTGCATAATATTGAATTTTAGCAATATCACCGGTGCCTCCGCCTGGATCAGCAGGGAAAATAATACCACTTGTAGCAGAATTTCCAGTACTGGGTGCTAGATAACCAATCACTGTGGCATTACCATTCACTACTAAATTATTTTTAATAGTCGTATTACCTGCATTGGTATTACCAATATTAATGTTAGATGCATCACCACCAAAGTTAATAGTAGTAGCAGTAGTATTTGCTAAATTAAATGTCGAGGTACTTACTGTTAAGCTACCACCGTCAATGTTAACATTACCATCAACATCTAAGTTATTGAGAACGTTAGTATTGCCAATACTGGCTCCAATATTAACCGCTGTTCCGCTAGCAGCAAAATTAACCGTAGTAGAGGTGGGTAATAAATTAAAGGTCGCTGCATTTGAAGTTAAATCTCCACCATTAACAGCTACATCACCTGAAGCAGTAATATTAATAGCAACTATGTTGCCAAATACAAAATTACCATAATCGTTTACAGTAACTATTTCATTTATAATTGTTACATCAGTAGCCGCTAAAAAGTTTCCAGTACTGTTTTGATATCCAATAAAAGCAGATTTTTCTGAACCTGCATAATACCAAAGTTGCTCACCTCGATCTTTTCCGTCATTTACTGTTAATGGAGTATTATTAGGACTACGTCCCAATGATATTATAGGATCTTCAATATTTACTGTTTCAACGTTAATGTATGTAGTATTACCATTAACTACTAGATTACCATTAATTTGAGCATCAACTGTAACTAATAAATTACTAACGTTTGCATTTCCAGTTAATGTTAAATTACTACTAAGGTAATCATATGTAAAATTTACATTACCATCTAATTGTCCAGTAAGGTTATATTGAACAGTAGTGTTTGATCCACCAGATACTCCATTACTGGCTCCACCACCAGCAGAAGAAATAATTCTTCCACCTGCTACATAAACACCACAAGAGCCTGAAGCAGTGGTAAGAGGTACTGGAGTACCACCTGCCGCTGTAGTAATAACCAATGCAGTAGTAGATGGAATTGCTTGAACATAATAAATTATGTTTGCAGTTATGTTACCAAATGTATTTCCTGTAAATACCACTGGATCATTGATTGTAAATGGTACTGAATTAGCTACTGTTATGTAATTAGTTCCTGCTGTTGTAGCAGTTACAGTGGCGAATGGAAATTTGCCATAGCTTATTGAATTAACACTAGAAGTTAAATATCTATCATAATATAGTGCAAGAGTGTTTGATGTTAATACATTTGCATAATAAGTATTACCATTTAACTCTGTCATTCCTGTTACATTAGTTATCGTTATTTGAGCTCCGCTAGTGAAATAATTATCATCTGCGGTGGTAACAATAGCAGGGTTTGATTGAGTAACGTTTTGAATAGTAGCTGTAATTGCAGAAGTGGGTGCCCAAGACAAATTACCGGTTCCATCTGTTACTATTGAATAGTTTTCTTGTCCACCAGTAATCTTAATATCAGCAATGTTGCCTAATGTAATCAACCCGCCGAGGTTTCCACCACGATTGGTCCATTCAGTTCCAGTAAAAGTTAATACTTGTCCATTAGCTTTATTAGCACAATCAATATTTAAATTGCTACCACAGGTACCCTCAATTTGACTAAAACTAATATCTGAATATGATGTAAGTATTTCTATATTTTCAATAGGTGATTCTTTACCTATATAGAGTTTTTTTACGTCAGATGCGAAACCAAATTCTGCTTCGTCAAGTTGAGGTAAATCAACGATATTACCTGAACGCTGCTGTATTTTTGAGATTTGTATTATGGCCATAATTGTGATTAGTTAATGTATCACAATTATTTATCTTAATACCTAGAGTTAAATGAACTTCATATAATATTGTTCTACCCGCTTGAACCACAAATCAGAATATTTGTCAAATTCACTGCCTTCTACAATGAATTCTTGGTATTGATTGTCTTGGCTACACATAAACACAACACCTTTACGGATTTTAGTTCCATATAATT